CAACATCTGGCACATGGGCAACTCACATCAAAGCTGTAAAAGACGCTAATCCCAAGCCATGAGTACATTAAAAGTAAACACAATTCAAGAAGCAGATGGAACTGCGTTTCCTTTTATTAATTATGCTGCAACTAACTACAGCAATTTATCAAATGATTCCGATGGAACTACAAGTACATCCTATGTTGATACAGGAATAAGTCAAACAATAACTCCTTCTAGCGGTTCTAAAATTTTAGTAATGGTTGAAGGTGGTGCTTTTGGTTATAAACCTAGTACTAACGAAGTAAGTTTTTATATAAATTTAGTTGCAACTCCTTCTGGTGGTAGTTCTACACAGTTAAGAGAAATACAAGTAAGATTTACTTCTGCTGGAACTAACGGTACTCGGAGACTATTTGATTCTTGGACTATTAATAATATGCACACACATGGATTAAATGGTAGTACTGCTATTACATATAAAGTACAGCATAAATTAGATCAAGCTGAGAGAATATGGGCTGCATATAGAGGTGCTTCTATTGTTTTATTGGAGTTAAAAGGATGAGCCAACTTAAAGTCAATTCAATCGTTCCTGTCGGTGGTCTGCCAAGTGGTTCTAATGGTGGGATTATACAAGTTGTTCAAACTTATAGCACAACACTTATTTCTACAACAAGTACAAGTTTTGTTGATTCTGGTATATCAGCAACCATAACACCAAGTAGTGCATCAAATAAAATTCTTATTCAATCTATGTTTAGTGTTGGAGCAACCGAAAATCAAAATGTTTATTTTAAACTTTATAATGGTTCAAGTGAAATAACCGCAGCAACAAATTCAAATGTAAGTGATGAGGCTGCTTTTAACGCAGGGGTAAGTCATCCCTCAGGAGCGCAATACGATATAGCCCAAATAGGTCATAATTTTTTATATTCTTCCAGTACAACAAGTGCAACCACTATAAAAGTTTATTGGAGGGCTAGTGCTCAAACTGCCTATATAAATCGTTATGGTTATGGCACCTTTACTGGTGGAGGTAGTTCACTAACTCTTTACGAAGTAACAGCATAATGGCAATAAACCCAGCCCAAAAAGATTTTACTGTTCAACGCAGGGCTGATTTTCCTTTGACACTTACGTTTAAAGATGGCAACGGTGATGCAATCAACCTAACTGGGTACACTGTTGCTGCTGAAGTCTATGACGAATCTAGATCAACTTCTTATGGATCTTTTGCTGTAACTTATACAAACAGAACTGGTGGAGTTATTGATATAAAACTTACTGATACACAGACAGCGGCATTTACACCGAATGAATTAAAATATGATGTTTTATTAACGGAACCAGATGGGGACAAATTTTATTATTTAGAGGGTACACTATACATAAGTGAAGGTTACACAACATGAGCAGTCCTAATTCTGTCACTGTAAGTCAGGTATCTGATGTCACTACAGTTGAAATTACTACGGCTGGCCCTCAAGGGCCAAGTGGTAGCATAAGCGGTTTGACTTTTGATATTACTGGCAAAGTTGACAATGCGGTGCTGTATTATCACGCTGCAAGTGATACATTTAAAGCAGATAACACAACAACAAAGCTTACACTTGTTAATGGAGGTAATTTTTAGATTATGTCTAATACTATAAGAATTAAAAAAAGAGCAGCCTCTGGAAGTGCTGGCGCACCCTCTAGCTTATCTCCATCAGAAATAGCTTTTAATGAAAATGATTTAAAACTATATTATGGTTTTGGTGATGATGGATCAACCCCACCAAATGCAAGTTCAATAATTACAATCGGTGGTTCTGGGGCATTTTTTAACAAGACAGATACTAGAAATGCAAATATAGTTTTAGCTGGCCCTACGACTGGATCTGCCGCTGCTCCTACATTTAGGTCACTTGTTGTTGCAGATATTCCAACACTCACAGCATCAAAGGTTAGTGATTTCGATACACAGGTTAGAACAAACAGACTTGACCAGTTAGCTAGTGCAACAAGTACTGTTTCTGGAGTCACCCCGACTGCTGATGCTCATTTTGCAACTAAGGGCTATGTAGACAGCGTTAGCGAGGGATTAGATGTCAAACAAAGTTGTACTGTTGCCACGACTGCAAACATTACGATTGCAACTGCTCTAAATAGTGGTGATTCTATTGACGGAGTAACTCTTGCAAATGGAGACAGAGTTCTTGTTAAAGATCAGAGTACAGCTACACAAAATGGTATCTATGTTGTTGGAGACACACCAGTAAGGGCTGATGACTTAGCTACAGGGGCTGATGCGGCAGGGGTATTCAGCTTTGTTGAGAGTGGAAGCACTAACGCGGATATAGGGTTCGTCTGCACAAGTAACAAAGGATCTGCTGTTGTAGGTACAAATAATTTAGCTTTTAGTACTTTTTCTTCAAGTGGTAATGTGACCGCTGGTGATGGATTAGATAAATCTGGTAATGAATTAAGTGTTGACCTCAAATCAAATGGTGGTTTAGTTATTGAATCAACTGAATTAGCTGTTGATTTGGCTGCTAGTTCGATCACAGGAACTTTAGCGGTTTCTGATGGGGGTACAGGTGGGACGACTGCCTCAGCTGCACGCAGTTCGCTCGGATTAGTGATCGGCACAAATATTCAGGCCTATGACGCTGATTTAGATGCTTTGTCAGGTTGTCAGTCTGGTGGGGCAGCGGCCTTAGCAGCTTTAACATCATCTGAAATCCAGATCCTTGATGGAGCAACAGTAAGCACAAGTGAATTAAATAAATTGGACGGCTTGACCAGTACCACCTCTGAACTGAATATTCTGGACGGCGTTACCAGCACTGCGAGTGAATTGAACGTCTTGGACGGCATCACTTCCACGACTACTGAATTGAATCTCATGGACGGAGGTACTTCAGCGACTTCAACAACACTGGCTGCCGCAGATAGATTTGTTTGTAATGATGCTGGAACAATGAAACAAGTTGCTCTAAGCGATTTGGTCACATTTCTTGAGGACGAAAGTGCCAGTAGTTTTAATATAGATGGAGGGACATACTAGAATCTAATTATCAGGAGGTCGAACAATGGCAAACACAATAAAGCTAAAAAGAGCAAGCGGCAGTGATCCATCAGCCTCTGATCTTTCAGTCGGTGAATTAGCGATAAGAACCAGTAATTGTAAATTATTCAGCAAAAATGATGGTGGTTCTGCTATCGGTATTGTTGCTGGATCTGCTGATACATTGACTACTGCAAGAACAATCGCAGGGGTTAGCTTTGATGGTTCAGCAAATATATCTCTTAACAATAATGCTATAACAAATGGGGCGGGTTATTTAGCAGATATTGTAAGTGATACATCACCACAGCTAGGAGGTGATTTAGATGTTCAATCAAGCAAGATAACCACAGCAACAAGTAATGGTAATGTCAAAATTGAACCTAATGGCACTGGAGTTGTTGAGGTTAGAGGTGCTGGAGGTAATGATGGTAAGTTACAACTAAACTGTTCTGCACAAAGTCATGGAATAAAATTAGCTTCACCCGCCCATAGTGCAGGGCAGTCTTACACGTTAATTTTTCCAGATAATCAGATTGCTGCTGATAAATATTTAAAAATAAAAAGTATTTCTGGATCGGGTTCAACTGCGATAGGTCAAGCTGAATATGCCTCACTAGATGCAAATGATCTTGGAGAAGGCACTATTCCTGATGCAAGATTTCCCTCTACTTTGCCAGCACTTAATGGGTCAGCATTAACAAACTTGAATGGAAGTAATATTGCCTCTGGAACGATTGCAGCGGCTAGAGTGGCAACACTAAACCAAGACACAACTGGAAACGCTGCTTCAGCTACAGCATTAGAAACGGCAAGAACTATTGCTGGTGTTTCCTTTGATGGAACTGCTAATATTTCTTTGAATAATAATGCAATTACCAATGGTGCAGGGTATATAACTAACTCTGATTCCTCGATTACAAATAAATTACCTTTAGCTGGTGGCACATTAACTGGCGATTTAGTAATTACTTCAACTGATGCTGGTAGTTCCGCTGCTCCAGAGCTTGAACTTTATAGAAATAGCTCATCACCAGCAGATTCAGATTATTTAGGACAACTTAAATTTACTGGCGAAAGTGATGATGGTAGCAAAGAAGTTTATGCAAAGATTACAGGAAAAATTGGTGACGCTAGTTCTGGGACAGAAGATGGAATTATTGAAGTTGCACACAGAAAAGCTGGTTCAAATGTAATTACAGCAAGATTTACAAGTACAGCATTTAAACTTATCAATGGAACAGAACTTGAAGCTGAGGGTGGAGCTACAGTCACAGGAAATATTGCAGTATCAGGAACAGTTGATGGTCGTGACGTAGCTGCTGACGGAACAAAATTAGATGGAATAGAGAGCGGGGCGACTGCCGATCAAACAAAATCAGATATAGATGCTCTTGGTATTGCAGCTTCCACAGCAGCAACACTAGCCACAGCAAGGACTATTGGTGGTGTGAGTTTTGACGGTTCTGCAAATATAAATTTAGCTGGTGTAAATACGGCTGGAAATCAGGACACCTCTGGAACTGCGGCTATTGCAACCACAGTCACTGTGGCGGATGAGTCATCTGATACTACTTGTTTCCCTTTATTTGCCACCGCTGCGACTGGTAACTTAGCTCCTAAAAGTGGATCTAATTTAGCATTTAACTCATCAAATGGAACTCTTACTGCAACAGCCTTTGCTGGTGATGGTTCAGCCTTAACAGGTTTACCAGCTTCGGGTGGCCCGACTGGTGGGGGTTCAGATAAAATTTTTACCGAGAATGGTCAAACCGTAACGACAAACTATACAATCGGTGATACATTTGGAGCAGCTTGCAACGCTTTAGCTGCTGGCCCTATAACAATTAACAGTGGCGTTACTGTTCAAGTTAACTCTGGAGAAACTCTTACTATTGTCTAATGAAAGAAATCACACAAAAACAAATTATTGAATGGCAAGCAGAGCTTGATGTTCAAAAACAAAAAAAATTACAGGCAGAGCAAGTTCTTGATGAAACAAACAGAACTATTTTGATGATTGAGGGCGGTATTCAGTTTGCTCAGATTGCATTGAAAAAGAACGAGTCAATATCCCAGCCATCAGGTACAGTGGAGCTAGGGACACCACAAGGCAAAATGTCAACAAAGTCAAAGGCGTAGCCATTTTTAACAAAATTTCTTTTAACATAAAATGCTAGACCGCATTATAAAAATTATTTCCATTCTGTCATTTTTGATGTCATTATCAATGGCAGCTTTCGGATATGTAGCAATTCGCTATATGCAAAGCCCTGAGTTTGAGAGGACACTTAAAAACAAGATCATGGGAAGTCTGGAAAGCAAATTACCAGATGTTATGGGAGAAAAGATACCAGATTTCACAGGGCCATCTGTACAGCTACCAGAACCACCAAAGGTGAACAAACTTGGAAATCCCAAGAATTGAAATACCACAGATAAAAATTAAAGAAATTTATATACCCAGAATTAGAACATGGGAACAATATCCGACAACTTTAGACATTATTGATAAACCAAAGCTTGATTATCCTGTAGTAAGTTATCCAACATTCGAGGCTTTACAATATAACCCTGATAAATTTATTCCAACAGATCCAGTAAAACAGCCAGAACAAC